CCCGCCGACATCATCGCCGAGGCCGAGCAGTTCCTCGCCTGGCGCACCGAGCAGCGCCTCGGCGACTTCGGCCTCAAGCCCAAGACCTTCGTGGTCTGCGATGCGCTCAAGCGCCTGTGGCGCCGCGCGCATCCGGCGGTTTCGTCGTTCTGGAAGGAACTGGAAGAAGCCGCACGCCTGGCGGTGTTGCGGCCGGGTACGACCTACGACTGCCGCACGCTCAAGGCCCGGCGCGACGGCGCCTGGCTGCGCATCCGCCTGCCGTCCGGCCGATTCCTCTGCTACCCCAGCCCGCAACTGGATGACGCCGGCAAGCTGTCCTACATGGGCGTCAACCAGTACAGCCGGAAATGGTCACGCCTCAAGACCTACGGCGGGAAGCTGGCAGAAAACGTTACGCAAGCCGCAAGCCGCGACGTGCTCGCGGCCAACATGCCCGCCATCGAGGCGGCCGGCTACCAGATCGTGCTGTCGGTACACGACGAAAACATCACCGAAGCCGACGACCGCGACGAATTCAGCGCCGCCCACCTGGCCGGCCTGATGGCTACCAATCCCCCCTGGGCCGCTGGCCTGCCGCTCGCCGCGGCCGGCTTTGAAGCCTATCGCTATCGGAAGGACTGACCCATGAAATTCATTCGACTGTATCGCCTCTACCGCGGCTACGGTTTCCGCCGTTCGCTGGCTTTCAAACTCGCATGGGGGCGCGGCCATGCGTGAAAGCGACATCGAGAAATACCTCGTCGAGCGCGTCAGGAAGCTGGGCGGCGAGGTGCGCAAAGTGCGCTGGATTGGTCGCAACGGCGCCCCCGACCGCCTGGTCATGCTGCCCGACCGTACCGTGTGGGTCGAACTCAAGGCCCCCGGCGAGAAGTGCCGCCCTCATCAAATCCGCGAGCATGAGCGGATGCGCCGCATGGGGCAGCGCGTCGCCGTGGTGGATTCGCACGAAGGCGTGGACGAGGTGCTGGCGTGAGTAAACGCAAACCTATTACCACCGCCAGCGAAGCAAAATGCGCGGTCAAGGTTAGGTACGTGACCCGGCGCGTCGCTGAAATTTATGCGGCGCGGTTGGCGGGACTGCGCGGTGTGCGGCTGTATGTCTATAAGTGTCCGCACTGCAAGAAGTGGCACCACACCAAGAAGCAGCCATGGAACAACCCTATCGACGACTTCGAGGTGGTGGCATGACCTACCGCGAGAAAGACATCGCCTACGAAAATGGCCGCGTGTGGGTGCTCAAGAAATCAGATAGCTACACGGTTTTCGTGTCTGGCGTGACGCATTCCACCAGCGACAGCACCTACGAATTGAGCGATGCTGAATCCGGCATCGCAAAGGCACGGGCCGACTATCTGGCGCGGAAGCTGAATCCCGCCGGGGGCTTAGTATGACGGTCCGCGACAATATGCTGCGTGTTGAAAATGCCCGCGTGCGTGTGCAAGAACACTGTATGTGCGCGAGATTCCATGAGGATAGAACGCACTATTTCGTCGAGTACCCACCGGGGTTTCGATTCGGTGGTTGCCGCGTGTCGAAGGGCATGGGTGCGGCTCGGGCGCTTGACGTGCTGCTGACCAGGATGGAGCAGCACTGGAAGGACGAGCAGCTATGACCCGCCGCGCCTTCGTCCCCCGTGAGTATCAGCAACCTGTCATCGATCACGTGCTCGACGTGCCGCGCGACGCGGTGTGGGCCGGCATGGGAATGGGCAAGACGGTTTCCGCGCTCACCGCGCTGGACATCCTCGAACTGGTCGAACCAGGCCCCTCGCTGGTGCTGGCGCCGCTGCGCGTGGCCGCGAGCACCTGGCCCGACGAATCGACGAAGTGGGCGCACCTGCGCAACGTCGAGGTGTCGGCAGTGGTCGGCACGCCCGAGCAGCGCCGGGCCGCGCTCAAGCGTCCGGCCAACGTGTTCACCACGAACTACGACAACCTGCCGTGGCTGATCGAACACCTGGGCGACCGCTGGCCCTTCCGCAAAGTGGTGGCTGACGAATCGACGAAGCTAAAGTCGTTCCGGTTGCAACAGGGCGGCAAGCGCGCGCACGCGCTGGGCCGTGTCGCACATGCCAAGGTTGACCGCTTCATCGAACTGACCGGCACGCCCAGCCCGAACGGGTTGCAGGACTTGTGGGGGCAGGCTTGGTTCCTGGACAAAGGCGAGCGCCTGGGCCGCAGTTTCGGCGCCTTCAAATCGAGGTGGTTCCAGTCCATCCAGGTAGGCAGCGACCGCCATGCCGTGCGCCTCGAACCGTTGCCGTTTGCCCAGCAACAGATCGAGGACAGGCTGCGCGATCTGTGCCTGTCGCTGGACGCCCGCGACTATTTCGACATCAGCGAACCCATCGTCAACGTGGTGCGCGTCGAACTGCCGGCCAAGGCCCGGCGTTTATACCGCGACATGGAGCGCGAGGCGTTTCTCGCCCTGGAATGCGGTATTGAAATTGAAGCATTCAATGCCGCCAGCAAGACCATAAAGTGCCTGCAACTCGCCAACGGCGCAATCTATACCGACGACACGGCGACCACCTGGGCCGATGTCCACGATGTCAAGCTACAGGCCCTTGAATCCATCGTCGCCGAGGCGGCCGGTATGCCGGTGCTGGTGGCGTACCACTTCAAGTCCGACCTCGCGCGCCTACAGCGTGCCTTCCCCCAGGGCCGCGCGCTCGACCAGAACCCGCAGACGATCCGCGACTGGAACGCAGGAAAAATCCCGCTGCTGTTCGCCCACCCGGCCAGCGCCGGCCACGGGCTGAACCTGCAAGACGGCGGCAACATCCTGGCTTTCTTCGGCCACTGGTGGGACTTGGAACAGTACCAGCAAATCATCGAACGTATCGGCCCGACGCGCCAGGCGCAGGCCGGCCATGACCGCCCGGTGTTCATCTACCACATTGTCGCCACCGACACGATGGACGAATTGGTCATGGCTCGCCGCGAGTCCAAGCGCGAGGTGCAAGACCTGCTACTGGAAGCCATGAAAAGGAGAAGAACGTGACCACGCAAACCAACGCACTCGACCACCAGGAAGGCGGCGGCCACTACAAGGATATGCCCATCCAGCCGGTCGAATTCATCCACAAGAACGGCATCGGCTATTTCGAGGGCAACGTCATCAAGTACGTGAGCCGGTGGCGGAAGAAGAACGGCGTCGAGGACTTGAAAAAAGCCCGCCACTATATCGACCTGCTGATCGAACTTGAAGGGGGCGGCCATGAGTGAAACCGTTGTGCGCGTGGCCGCGGCGCCCTATGTCACCATCCCTTTGGCGGCCGTCATAACAGGGCTGACAGAAAAAGCCATCAGACGCAAGATCGAGGAAGGGAAGTGGGTCGAGGGCCGGGAATACCGGCGCTCGCCGGACGGCGGAATTTTTATATCACTCAAGGGGTATCAGCAATGGGTCGAAAAGGCGACGGCGTAGAAATTCACGGCAGCGCGATACGGCTGTCCTTCACCATCGACGGCGAGCGCAAACGGCCGCTGCTCATGATCGACGGCAAGCCTTTGCCGCCTACCGCCGCCAACATGAAGTACGCGCGCCGGGTCGCACAGGAAATCCGCGAGCGAATACGCCACGGCACGTTCAGCATGGCCGAGTATTTCCCGGCCAGTGGCGCGGGCAGCGGGCTGACGGTGAAGGGCTGGCTCGACACGTGGCTCGACACGCAGAGCGTGGAGAATTCGACCAAGGCAGGCTACGAAAGCGCGGTCAACTTCTGGAACAACGCGGCGGCCCTCGTCGATAGGGAAACGAAAGCCATACAGGCCACGGTCGGCTCGCTGTCTCTGCGCGCGCTCAAGCCCAGCCACCTGCTGACGGCGATTGCGCAGCGGCCCGATCTGACCGGCAAGACGGTGAACAACTACGTGTCGGTCATCCGCCAGGCGCTCGACTTGGCCGTGGCCGACAAGATCATCAAGGAAAACCCAGCCAGCGAGGTACCGCGGCAGAAACACCAAAAGCCCCCGCCTGACCCGTTCACCCGCGCCGAGGCTGAGGCCATCATCGCCGACATGGCGAAGCACTACCCCGAGCAGGTCTATAACATGGTCGAGGCGTGGTTTTTCAGCGGCCCGCGCACGTCCGAGGTATTCGGCCAGCGATGGCCCAACGTGGACTTGTTCAGCGCGAAACTGGCGATTGTCGAAGCGGTGGTGCGCGGCGAGCAGAAGGACAGCACTAAGACCAACGTGGCCCGCGACGTGCTGCTCAACAGTCGCGCGCTGGCCGCGCTCAATCGGCAGGCCAAGCACACCCGGATGGTCGGCGAGCACGTGTGGCACGACCCCCGGTACGGCACGCCCTGGACGGAAGAGCGCGCCTTCCGGCGCAGCTACTGGACGCCGTGCCTCAAGCGCCTGGGGATTCGCTACCGCCGGCCCTACAACATGCGGCATACCTACGCCACCATGATGCTGATGGCGGGGATGACGCCGGCATTCTGCGCGCGGCAGCTTGGGCACTCGATTGAAATGTTTCTGCGCACCTACGCGAAGTGGTTGGACGGCGCGCAGAACGATCTGGAAATGGCTCGCTTCGAGGCAACCCTAGGCGCGGATTTGCCCCAAATTCGTCCCAAAGCAAAAGGCTCAAGCACGTAA